CAACAGAGGGGGGGGCGGGGGCGTATGGAATGGTCGCAGGCGTGTGCTTCTCCGTTCCCCAAAAAATATACAAATAAACTTTGGATTGTTCGGTTACACAAACATTTTGGATAATACTTTGAAGTGTATTAAGTTAGGGTGGTTGTATTTGGCTATTTTAGGAGGTTTTGATGTATGGTAATAATTTGATTAAGAGTATGGCGAAGGATAACGCTATTGAGGTATTTGCTACTCAGTTAGATGTTACATATTCGGATTGTGCTGGTTTGGTTGGTGTTAATGAGCGTACTATTAAGAATTGGGTAAAAGACCCTGAGTTTGTTGAGGCTATTTACGATAGGTATATGGTTGAGTTTGGTCGTCAGTTGCCTAAGGTTTTGAGTGCTATGGTTCGTGAGGCTGTTCAGGGTAATGTTGCGGCTGGTAGGTTGGTGTTGGAGCATTCTGGTAAGTTGGTTAAGAATATCAATGTAACGGTGGACAGTCCTTTTGAGAAGTTTATGCGTAAGATGGGAGATATAGAGGATGCGGAGGTTGTAGATGGTGAGATTATGGATGATGTTGATGATTTGGTGGTTCAGATGGCTTTACCTGAGCGTAAGGTTGAGAGTTCTTATAGTAGGGCGAGGAAGGAGAATAATATAGTGGCTCAGATACAGACTATGTCGGAGAAGACGGAGTTGGACCGGCAGGAGTATAATAAGCGTCAGCGTGAGTGGTATGCGTGGCGTAAGCGTGCAGATGCGGTTGGTGTTCCGATGTTAAAGGCAAAGAAGCCTACACTTACCCAGCGTTCAGAGTGGGAAGCTGAGATTATTAAGAGGGAATCTACACAATAACAGGGTTATCTATTTTAACTTCGGTTGGGACTAATTGGCAATAACAATACTCTTTACATACTGAAAAGCCTGATGCAGGTAATCCTACTGATTCCCATTCGGAGTAGGGTGCAACTTGACCTATACGGCTTTCACAGTCAGGGCAAATTCGGGGGCTTCCAACGGATACCCATTTCATTAGGCTATCCCCATAAACACCACTCTGTCCGACCCTGTTACTCTGCATAATTCCTCCAACAATTCCTCGCTTAATGGCGTTACGAAATTCTCCAAAGATTCTTCCTCCTTCTCTGAAATCTCTATCCAAGATTCTAAGAATGTCGTTATCTCCGATACCTGCTCCTCTAAGGACAGCAATTTCTCGTTTGAGTTTTGATGCAAGTATATCAACTGAGTAAGCAAGCCCAAGAGCAATCCAAATTGCGATTGATTCATCTTCATCTTTTACCTCTTCTTTTAGTGTGGATTCGAGTTTTTCGTAGGTCATTTTCTAAGAGCCTTTCTAAAATCTTTTCTAAACGAATTAAATGCTGTTAGAATAGTTTTTTTGTCTGGAAATATGAATGGTCTTGCAGGGACTTCCATATCAGGGAACATAGATTTAGCCCCAGTAGTAAATCCGTGATGGTGATATATTCCATATTTCAGCATTTTCAGTCCTTCGGAAGTTCCTTTTATACTTCTATGCAAAGCTCCGGTTTCGTATAAAGGTTTAGTTCCTGTTCGCTTTCTTAATTTTCTTATATGTCGAGTAAAACCTGACAATGGGGGGGTTAGTCCTTTTGAGATATTCTCTTTTGCACCTTTTGCTGAGCTTCTTGCATAGCGTTGAGAGTTTTTTTCTATTATTTTTGGGAGTTCTGATGCAAGTTTCCCGAAATTAAATGTGGTCTTTATTGATAATTTCATTAGCAAACTCCTTTCCGAGTTTTCTTGCTTTTATCATTCTTGGTAGATGTTCGAGTATAGCGTTTTCTACCAACTCCGAAGCCCAGTCTTCGGTATTTTCTATAATATCCTCAATATTACCTTTAAGAGCGATGTCAAATTTTTGTAGGTCTTTCAGCTGATGCACGAGCTGTTTCAAGGATTGACCGTTTTTTGTTTTTTGTTTTGTTTTCGCCAATTTGAGCCTCCGCTTCTTCGATTGTTAGGTCTTGGTTATATTCTACCATTAACCTTGCTTCTGTGGTTAGGTTATGAGCTAAACGATGTTCATCCCACATAATTTGGTCTTGAACTGTTTTGGGGTATTCGGGTTCGTTAAAATCTAATCCCATATTTTCGGGGAGGTGAATACCGTTGTGTTTTGCGATTATTTTTTCGAGGGCATATATTTCTTTTTCGTAAACTGACCACATCTCTAAATCATCTTGATAATCTTCAGATCGTTCTAAATCTTTAATCATTAGGCTAATACCTGATGGGACTTCCCCACCTTGCTCTGACCATTGCACCCATAGATGGTTATTTTGTGCTTCTAACTCAATTTGGAATTTAATAGCATTGATTGTAGCTTCTATATCTCCAGCAGGTGATTCTATTCCGAATTTACCATCTAAAGGAACATCGAAAATAACATCTGACCCCACTCTTTGTTTTTGCGTGCCTGTATCTGTTCCTGAACTCCACATTTGCCCAAACATTTGAAACCTTAATCCGAGTTGTAGCTCTGTGAGAGTGATATTGATATGTTCGTTAGTACTTACAAGCGAATTAGCCCCTTCAACAAAGAAAGAATCTGTCTGTGGTTCTCTATGGATAAAGATAAAAGGTAAAACTCCATAAGTATTTTCTAATTCCTCAACTATATCACCATTTTCATTGATAATTGTTTTTGTATCGTCAGTCCATACAGCGAAAAGAGAGCCAGTTTTCGTAGTGTCATCTGTGTTGATAATAGGATATGATATTGATATAGGATTAAATGGATCATCCCCAAAAAATGGGTGGAAATAATAGATAGGTTGATAATCAAAATATCCATTTTTCCATATTACTCGCATAGCAATAGTTCCTATCAACCTTGACATTCTCTCGATATGTTTCATTCGTAAATTTTTAATAGTAGTCAAGTTTTTATATATATCTCCACCGTTACGCACAGCCCCAATCGTGTAGACTCTTGATAATTTATTGATGAACTTATGGGTAATGTTTGTCTCAAATGGTGGAATTTCAGCAAATGCCTCAACTGCAAATCGTGGTTTAATGTAATCTCCGATGCTATTGCCATTGTAATAGTCGAGGAGTTTATTTACATAATTCTCTCTGTTTTTTGTGTTTTCAATTTTTAAATTTTTTATTGACTCTTTTATGATGTCCATCTTTTCCTCGCTTTTAATTCTCTATTGACGATTGGGAAGTGGTTTGTGAAAAAATATCTTACCATATCGCAACCGTGGTCGTGGTATCCGTCTTTTATCGGTTCTGGTTTAAGGTCTTTGCCTTCTCTGTGTTCAGGATACCTATAATTTTCTAAATCCTCTGCTAATCCTTTACATTTATTATCTAAATGCAGGAAGCGTTGTCCGTTAGCGTTTTCAATAAATCCTCTTACATGATTAACACCTTGAATAATATTTCTTGAAATTCTATCCCTTACTGATTCAACACATATTCCGTGTTGCTTAAATATCTCAACATCTCCAAGAGCAGTTTGTCCTGATGCTTGCATTCCTGCAGGGTCTCCGAAATATCTTGCAACCATATAGGGTTTATTTCTTATTCGCTGTGCAAGTGTATCAGTCTTAATATCTCTCTCGTGGATTATCTCATCTATTATGTTAATATGCCATAATCCACCTACCCTGTGAGTTTGAAACCATCCCACAGCAGGCATCCTGAATCCAAAATCAATCGAGCAAAAAGATGGGAACTCAGGATTATATGGGAAATGACCCATATCAAGATTGCGGTCAAAGGGGAAAACACGACCAGCAAAAGAGGTAAACATCGCACCGAACTCTTGATTATATATTTCTTTCGCCGTGTTCCTTTTTCGCTCTATTAAGAATGGTGCATCTTCCCCTTCGGGAAATATGATGTTATTAGCCCAACTTGGTGCTTGATGAGACTCCCAAGCGTCATCTGTTTGACCTAACAAGAAAAGGTCATAAATCCAATTAAATCCTTCAGGCGTAGTAATAAAAATTGCTTTTGCGTCAGGGTTATCCGCTAAAGTTGCAGATAAATACATATCCCAAATACGCTTCTTCATTTTAGCGGCTTCATCTACAATCAATAGATCCACTTTTTCACCTACAAGTGAATCGGGATTATCAGCAGACTTAGCCTCAACTACCGTTCCCCATTTGAACCTGATATAGCGTTCTTTTTCGGATGCTTTGTCAATATCTTCTGGATGACCGACGACCATTTGTTTCCAGACTTCTCGAAACATCTTATCAGCCATATCGTAAGACAATCCAACAAGCCAGATTCTCTTATTGGGTTGAGATGCTACATAGCACGCTTCCATTGCTGAGGAGAGGGTCTTCCCGAACCTTCTCCCACAGACCATAACAAAAAACCGAGCAGAATGCTTTTTAGGGAAATGTAGCTTTTTTTGTCCATTATGGGGCTTGTACCCCATAAAATCAAACCATTTCTGCTTAAAAATTAACTCTTTTTTAGTCATATTGTAAAAGTTAGTTGTATAAAACAACGGTATAAGTTAAATTATATTGT